TGTTCCTGCCCGCGTTTTCCGTCGTGCAGCTAAGATTGCCCAGTCGGGGGAGTCTGCGGATTTCGCCCAGGTTGAGGTGATGTTTTCTATGTTGGAGGCTGCAGCCCCGGCTGACGCGGTGGAGGCCCTGGAGGGGCTTCCTATGGTTCGTGTTGCCGAGATTTTCCGCCAGTGGATGGAATACAAGCCTGACGGTAAGGGTGCCTCGCTGGGGGAATAGTTTGGCTCCACGGCCTGATTGATGATTATCGTGGGGCCATCGAATACGATTTTCGCACTAAATTTGGTGTTTCTGTTTATAGTGTTGGTGGCCCGATAATGTGTTGGGGTGAGGCTGTCCGGCTGGCTGGCGTGTTGTGTACCGATACGTCTAGCCAGTTGGCGGCCCACCTTAATGGGTGGCAGCGCCCGTTTGAGTGGTGCGAGTGGGCTGTGTTGGACATGCTGGATCATTACAGGTCTGCTAATAGTGAGGGGCAGCCGGAGCCTGTGGCTAGGCCTACGGATGAGCGTAGGGCCCGGTTTACGTCTGGGCAGGTGGACGATATTTTGGCGCGTGTTCGTGCCGGTGGCGGGGTGTCTCGCGAGATTAATATTATGGGGTGAATAGTGTATGTCTGGTGAGATTGCTTCCGCATATGTGTCGTTGTATACGAAGATGCCGGGTTTGAAGGCGGATGTTGGTAAACAGCTTTCTGGGGTTATGCCTGCTGAGGGGCAGCGTTCGGGTAGTCTTTTTGCTAAGGGCATGAAGTTGGCGCTTGGTGGCGCCGCAATGATGGGTGCCATTAGTGTTGCTAAGAAGGGCCTCAAGTCTATCTATGATGTGACTATTGGTGGCGGTATTGCTCGCGCTATGGCTATCGATGAGGCTCAGGCTAAACTGACTGGTTTGGGTCACACGTCGTCTGACACGTCGTCGATTATGAATTCGGCTATTGAGGCTGTGACGGGTACGTCGTATGCGTTAGGGGATGCGGCTTCTACTGCGGCTGCTTTGTCGGCTTCTGGTGTGAAGTCTGGCGGGCAGATGACGGATGTGTTGAAGACTGTCGCCGATGTGTCTTATATTTCGGGTAAGTCGTTTCAGGATACGGGCGCTATTTTTACGTCTGTGATGGCTCGCGGTAAGTTGCAGGGCGATGACATGTTGCAGCTTACGATGGCGGGTGTTCCTGTACTGTCTTTGCTTGCCAGGCAGACGGGTAAAACCTCGGCTGAGGTGTCGCAGATGGTGTCGAAGGGGCAGATTGATTTTGCCACGTTTGCGGCTGCGATGAAGCTTGGCATGGGTGGTGCTGCGCAGGCGTCTGGTAAGACGTTTGAGGGCGCTATGAAGAATGTTAAGGGCGCCCTGGGTTATCTTGGTGCTACGGCTATGGCGCCGTTTCTTAACGGGTTGCGGCAGATTTTTGTTGCGTTGAATCCGGTTATCAAGTCGGTGACGGATTCTGTGAAGCCGATGTTTGCTGCCGTAGATGCTGGTATTCAGCGTATGATGCCGTCTATTTTGGCGTGGATTAATCGTATGCCGGGCATGATCACGAGAATGAATGCACAGATGCGCGCCAAGGTGGAGCAGTTGAAGGGCATCTTTGTGAGAATGCATTTGCCTGTCCCTAAAGTGAATTTGGGTGCCATGTTTGCTGGCGGCACCGCAGTGTTTGGTATTGTTGCTGCCGGTGTGGGGAAGCTTGTCGCGGGTTTTGCCCCGCTGGCGGTTGCGTTGAAGAATCTACTGCCGTCTTTTGGTGCTTTGAAGGGTGCCGCCGGCGGGCTTGGCGGCGTGTTTCGCGCCCTGGGTGGCCCTGTCGGGATTGTGATCGGCTTGTTTGCTGCCATGTTTGCCACTAACGCCCAGTTCCGTGCCGCGGTGATGCAGCTTGTCGGGGTTGTTGGCCAGGCTTTGGGGCAGATCATGGCCGCTATTCAGCCCCTGTTTGGTTTGGTTGCCGGGGTTGTGGCCCAGTTGGCGCCAGTATTCGGCCAGATTATTGGTATGGTTGCCGGTTTGGCTGCCCAGCTGGTGCCTTTGATTAGTATGCTTGTCGCCCGGCTGGTTCCCGTGATCACGCAGATTATTGGTGCGGTGACACAGGTTGCTGCCATGTTGTTGCCGGCGTTGATGCCGGTTATGCAGGCGGTTGTGGCTGTGATACGGCAGGTTGTTGGTGTTGTGTCGCAGCTGGTGCCGGTGTTGATGCCTGTGATTCAACAGATTTTGGGTGCTGTGATGTCTGTTCTGCCGCCGATTATCGGCCTTATCCGGTCGTTGATGCCTGTGATTATGGCGGTCATGCGTGTGGTGGTTCAGGTTGTTGCGGTTGTGATACAGGTGGTGGCCCGTATTCTTGCTGTTGTGGCGCCGATGGTGACAGCGGTTGTTGGGTTTGTTGCCCGTATTGTTGGTGCTGTTGTGTCGGCTGTCGCCCGTGTTATTGCTGCTGTTGCCCGTGTTCTTGGATGGGTTGTGGCCCATTTCATGTCGGGTTTGGCACGCATGGGTTCGGTTATTCAGGCTGGCTGGAATCATATTCGAGCGTTTACGTCTGCGTTTATTAACGGTTTCAAGTCGATCATTTCTGGCGGCGTTAACGCGGTTGTGGGGTTTTTTACGCGGCTTGGTTTGTCGGTTGCTTCTCATGTGAGGTCTGGGTTTAACGCTGCCCGTGGCGCTGTGTCTTCCGCCATGAACGGGATACGTAGCGTGGTGTCTTCGGTGGCGTCTGCTGTTGGCGGGTTTTTCGGGTCGATGGCGTCTAGGGTTCGGAATGGTGCTGTGCGCGGGTTTAATGGGGCCAGGAATGCGGCTTCTAGTGCTATGCATGCTATGGGCTCGGCTGTGTCTAGCGGCGTGCATGGTGTGTTAGGGTTTTTCCGTAATTTACCTGGCAATATTAGGCGTGCGCTTGGTAATATGGGGTCCTTGTTGGTGTCGGCTGGCCGTGATGTGGTGTCTGGTTTGGGTAATGGTATTCGGAATGCTTTGAGTGGCTTGTTGGATACTGTGCGTAATATGGGTGCCCAGGTGGCTAACGCTGCTAAATCGGTGTTGGGTATTCATTCCCCGTCGAGGGTGTTTCGTGATCAGGTTGGCCGTCAGGTTGTTGCCGGTTTGGCTGAGGGGATCACCGGGAATGCTGGTTTGGCGTTGGATGCGATGTCTGGTGTGGCTGGCCGTCTTCCGGATGCGGTTGATGCCCGGTTTGGTGTGCGATCGTCTGTGGGCTCGTTTACACCGTATGGCAGGTATCAGCGGATGAGCGAGAAGAGTGTTGTGGTGAATGTGAATGGGCCTACTTATGGTGATCCTAACGAGTTTGCGAAGCGGATTGAGCGGCAGCAGCGTGACGCGTTGAACGCGTTGGCTTACGTGTGATTGGGGGTGTGGTTCATGTTTCTTCCTGACCCGTCTGATCGTTCTGGTTTGACTGTCACCTGGTCTATGTTGCCGTTGATTGGTAATGATCCGGAGCGTGTGCTTCATTTGACGGATTATACGGGTGCGTCTCCTGTCATGTTGTTGAATGATTCGTTGCGCGGTTTGGGTGTGCCTGAGGTTGAGCATTTTTCTCAAACTCATGTTGGGGTGCACGGGTCTGAGTGGCGCGGGTTTAATGTGAAGCCTCGCGAGGTGACGCTGCCTGTTCTGGTGTCGGGTGTTGATCCTGACCCTGTGGGCGGGTTTCGTGACGGTTTTTTGAAGGCGTATGACGAGTTGTGGTCGGCGTTTCCTCCTGGCGAGGTGGGGGAGTTGTCTGTGAAGACTCCTGCCGGCCGTGAGCGTGTGCTAAGGTGTCGGTTTGATTCGGTTGATGACACGTTTACGGTTGATCCGGTTAATCGTGGCTATGCGCGTTATGTGCTTCATTTGACTGCCTATGACCCGTTTTGGTATGGGGATGAGCAAAAGTTTCGTTTCAGTAATGCGAAGTTGCAGGATTGGTTGGGTGGCGGCCCTGTCGGCAAGGATGGCACGGCGTTTCCGGTGGTGTTGACGCCTGGTGTTGGTTCTGGCTGGGATAACCTGTCTAATAAGGGTGATGTGCCTGCGTGGCCTGTGATTCGTGTTGAGGGGCCTTTGGAGTCGTGGTCTGTGCAGATTGATGGTTTGCGTGTGTCTTCGGATTATCCTGTCGAGGAGTATGATTGGATCACTATTGACACGGATCCTCGTAAACAGTCTGCGTTGTTGAACGGGTTTGAGGATGTGATGGATCGTTTGAAGGAGTGGGAGTTTGCGCCTATCCCGCCTGGCGGTTCTCGGAGTGTGAATATTGAGATGGTTGGTTTGGGTGCCATTGTTGTGTCGGTGCAGTACAGGTTTTTGAGGGCTTGGTGAATAGTTGATGGCTGGTCTTGTCCCGCAGATAACATTGTTTACACCGGATTATCGCCGTGTGGCGCCTATCAATTTTTTTGAGTCGTTGAAGTTGTCGTTGAAGTGGAATGGTTTGTCGACGCTGGAGTTGGTGGTGTCGGGTGATCATTCCAGGCTTGACGGGTTGACGAAGCCGGGTGCACGGCTGGTTGTTGATTATGGTGGTGGCCAGATTTTTTCTGGGCCTGTGCGCAGGGTGCATGGTGTGGGTCCGTGGCGGTCTTCGCGGGTTACTATCACGTGTGAGGATGATATTCGCCTGTTGTGGCGTATGTTGATGTGGCCTGTGAATTATCGTCCTGGTATGGTTGGTATGGAGTGGCGTGCGGACCGTGATTATGCCCACTATTCGGGTGCGGCGGAGTCGGTGGCGAAGCAGGTGTTGGGGGATAATGCTTGGCGGTTTCCGCCTGGTTTGTTTATGACCGATGATGAGCGTCGTGGCCGCTATATTAAGGATTTTCAGGTGCGGTTTCACGTGTTTGCCGATAAGTTGTTGCCGGTGTTGTCGTGGGCTCGGATGACTGTCACGGTGAACCAGTTTGAGAATGCGAAGTTTGATCAGCGTGGTTTGCTGTTTGATTGTGTGCCTGCCGTGACGCGTAAGCATGTGTTGACTGCCGAGTCTGGTTCGATTGTGTCGTGGGAGTATGTGCGTGACGCCCCGAAGGCTACGTCGGTGGTTGTTGGTGGCCGCGGCGAGGGTAGGGATCGGCTGTTTTGTGAGGATGTTGATTCGGCGGCCGAGGGGGACTGGTTTGATCGTGTCGAGGTGTTTAAGGATGCCCGTAACACGGATTCTGAGAAGGTGTCTCTCTTCGATGAGGCTGAGCAGGTGCTGTCCGAGTCTGGGGCCACGTCGGGGTTTAAGATCGAGTTGGCTGAGTCGGATGTGTTGCGGTTTGGGCCGGGCAATCTGATGCCTGGGGATTTGATTTATGTGGATGTGGGTTCTGGCCCTATCGCGGAGATTGTTCGGCAGATTGATGTGGAGTGTGATTCGCCTGGTGACGGGTGGACTAAGGTGACTCCTGTTGCTGGGGATTATGAGGATAATCCGTCGGCCTTGTTGGCTCGCCGTGTGGCTGGTTTGGCTGCGGGTGTGCGGGATTTGCAAAAGTTTTGACAAGTGATTGGGGTTTGTTGTGGGTATTGTGTGCAAGGGTTTTGATGGTGTGTTAACCGAGTATGATTGGGCTCAAATGTCTGGTCTGATGGGTAATATGCCGTCTGTGAAAGGCCCGGACGATTTTCGTGTCGGCACGACGATACAAGGTGCCACAGTGTTGTGTGAGGTTCTGCCGGGGCAGGCTTGGGCTCACGGGGTGATGTGCACGTCGAATAGTGTTGAGACGGTGACGGGGCAGCTGCCTGGTCCTGGTGAGACCCGTTATGACTATGTGGTGTTGTCTCGGGATTGGGAGCAGAATACGGCCAAGTTGGAGATTGTTCCTGGGGGGCGTGCGGAGCGTGCCCGTGATGTGTTGAGGGCCGAGCCTGGCGTGTTTCATCAGCAGTTGT